CTGCATACAAAGAAAGACCAGCCAGCCCCGCTGGTCTTTTTGTTATAATAGGTAAGGAGATTCACCATGCCACAGACAAAACCCAGTACTAAGCCTAATCTTAAAAAGACGTTTCTTACGACGGAGAATGCATCAAAAACTGCAAGTGCGGGATCTAGCGCTCAGGGTATGGTCCCAATTAGAAAATTTGGCGATATGGCCAGACCAAAAACTGGAGTTGACCCAAAAGCACATGACCGCTGGCAGCGTGAAAATATGCTCAGAGAGCTTGATGCTATAGACGCTGAACTTAAAGCTCGCCTGAAAAAAAATCAGGAAGAATACGACAAACTAAACATACCGCGTAATGCACAGGAGGCAGCAAAACGCAACTGGGAAGAAACTGCTGCAAGTCGCAAGCAATTTTACGAGGCAGACAAAGCGCTTGCTGAGGAAATTGCTAAACAAACTGGAGAGAAACCTAAGTATAGCAGAGCACCATCTATGGCTACAGTGCAAGCACGTGCTGCACGTAATAGTGTTGTAGAGCCTGTAGTCAATGCAGCTACTACTGCTGCTACAAGCGCATCTGGAGGCATGCTTGCTAGTCCGCTTGCTAAAGGTGTAGGTGCAATTGGAGTTGTTGCTGCAGCTCAAAAGGGTGCAGGGCTACCACCAAAACAAGAAAATGCAGCGGTTGACGAATGGAACAAACGCACAAATTATGGACGCATACAAGGCCCTACATCAAAAGCTTTGGGTGTAGTAAACGTAAAACCCGGCAGTAAATAATGTACGAATACGGAATTAAATTTAAAAGAGTTGTCGATGGAGATACTTTCGTTTGTGATATCGACCTTGGTTTTGGTGTATGGCTGCTGGATCAGCACTGTAGGTTGCATGGTCTTGATACGCCAGAAAAGGATACAGCAGAAGGCAAGAAATGCATCCTTGAAGCCAAATTCTGGTTTGACGACGCCGCAAATAGACTCGAAAAGTTCTCAATCCAAGTAGAAGTCAAGGCAGATAAGTATGGGCGCAGGTTGGTCCGCGTACGCACCGACAAGTCGCCTTGTACACTCAATGAACAATTGGTCCGTGATGGACATGCCGTCTGGTATATGGGCGGAAATAAACAAGACGCTTGGAACAATAAAAAAGCCCCTCTGTGAAGGGGCTTTTTACTTCGCTCGACTCAAAATTCTCTAGGCATGATGGGCGGACTTTTAAGTTTTCATCGCGTTGTGAACACATAATACCATACTTACTTACGGTATAATTCTGCATCAGCCTCGGTGGTGAAATGGTAGACACGACGGACTTAAAATCCGTTGTCGCAAGACGTACGGGTTCGAGTCCCGTCTGAGGCATGGAGGAAAAATGGCAGCCACACTTAAGTATATTCAGCCTGACGCAGAACAATTTATGATTCACGTTGCACGTGTGTCATCCGATCGTCAAGATAATCCAGAATATGAGCGACTACTGACATATTGCATGAAACATGGTCATTGGTCTGTGTTTGAAATGGTCGATGTAGTCATGGAAATCTATACTTCTAGAGCCGTATCTGCTCAAATACTGCGCCACAGAAGTTTTCACTTTCAAGAATTCAGCCAACGTTACGCCGATCCATCTAAAATTGAAATGGATTTACCTAAAATGCGCCAACGTGGCTCATCTAACAGGCAAGGAAGCTTGCCATATATGGATCATGAAATGCAATACACCATGGACAACAAGGCACTTGCTCCTGTCCTGTATTCAATACGCGCATATCAAGATTTAGTAGACAGCGGAGTTGCTTTAGAGTCTGCCAGATTGATATTGCCTATGTGTGTTGGCACTCGCTTATACATGAAAGGCACAGTGCGAGACTGGATGCACTACTGTCGAGTACGCATGACGCCACATACGCAAGTAGAACATCGTGAAATTGCAACAGATTGCTGGAATGTACTAACAGAAGTACTACCGATTACCACTGGAGCATTTAAGAAGTACCACATGGAGTCAACAGATGACATTACTGATTGATGCAGGGATTGATTCCGACATTAGAGTGGAAGAATTGCCGTCAGGAGCCTTCACAATCACGCTACACGGGCACAAGTACAGTAGTCCAGACATTGGGACTGCGTGTACTGTAATCTATTTAAAAATGGTGCATGGAGCCAAGGTTCCGTGTCGGTTTTTCATAGAATTTCAACAACGTGCAATAGAAGAATATTACTTACGGTATACTAATAGGCATGAACCTAATTAAACCCGGAGTCGGATGCAACATTTCCGTAGATCAAACGTTGGATTTTACAGATGGCAACAACATCTTGTTTACGGTTTCCATGAATGACGCTGAAATTATTAGTGGAAATGTAGTCGCTGTTGCAAAATGGCTGTGCAGATCTACCGAAAACACAGATGTTAAAGTGCCAAGTAAATTTGTTATTACGTTCGCAAAGATGGCGTTGGATTCACTGTCATGAAATTGGAGCTTGAATGGTGCGGTAAACCAGAAGATGACTATCGCACCTTCTTGCCTGTCAGAAAGACGCCCTTGTCATCTGGCGTTGATTTAAAAGCTTATAACACTAAGCCTATTACAATTAAACCGGGTACAAATGCTCTTATTTCAACTGGATGGAAAGTAAAAATTCCTGAAGGCCATGAGGCGCAAATTAGATCTAGGTCAGGCATGGCCTACAAGCAATCCGTGTGGGTGCAGAATTGCCCCGGAACGATAGACAGAGACTATCAAGGGGAGTTACTTGTCTTACTTTACAACGGTAGTAGCGAAAACAGAGTCATTCTTCGAGGGATGGCCATTGCGCAGCTTGTCATTGCTCCTGTTGCATTACCAGAAATTGTCCCTGTAGCAGATGACGTATTGTTTGACATACCGTCAGTTCGTAAAGATGGTGGATTTGGAAGTACTGGTGATTATTGATGAGCTTTGATCATTACAGAAATAGATACCAAACGGTAGATATTGCTAAGGATTGGAATTTATCTGGCCCATTATTTAATGTGCTTAAGTATATTCAACGCAGAGGGCGTAAGGAAAACAACTCTACTGAACAAGATCTATTAAAAGCAATTTGGTATCTTGTTTATGAGTTAACATCTGATACGAATATGTGTGAAAAAGTCGTATCAACACTTGGTATATCGTTAAAGCCAGTACGATTAACGGAAAAATGTTCATGCCCTGAGTGCGAAAACGCACGACTTGCTAGGCAAAAGCAGCTATAATAAAGCACCCTGACACCATATCAAACAGGGACAACAACAACCAAATGGTAAAGAGGAAGTGCAAGCTTCCTCTTTATTTGTTTAACACGTACACTTACTGACTGGTTTTCCGCAATCAGGACAAACATCTTCTTTAGGCGTACGGTCCTTACCTTTATAAAGACCTTGCTTCATACCAGACTTCATTCCCTTTTTAATTCCCGGCGATGCCATTTGCTTGAGATCCATTTTGCACTCCTGCCTATTACCTACGGTATAATGCACCTTGGAGGAACCGTAGTGCTTAATCATGTTACATTAATTGGAAGGCTTGTTGCAGATCCGGAGACACGAAATACGCCTAATGGAAAGTCTGTTTGTAGTATTCGTATTGCTGTGGATCGCAAAGGCCGAGAGAAGGAAACTGATTTCTTTAGCTGTACAGCATTTGGTCAAACTGGTGATGCGTTGGCTACGTATGCAACTAAAGGGCGATTAGTTGCTATTACCGGAAAGATTCAACTAGATAATTACACCGATAAAGATGGCGTAAAAAAGCAATCAGTAAAAGTCCTTATTGATAACTGGACGTTGCTTGATTCACGCAAAGAGCAAGAATCAGCACCAAACCCACGTCCAGCTGGACAACTTAAAGTAGATGATATTGACGATCCATTTGCAGATTAATCAATAAGGTTTAACTTAACTGCTTCTGCATAAGCCCTTGATCTTGCACCGTACCCGGAAACACGTAGTTTAAAATAGATGTTTTCGAGGCAAGCGTGTACAGTTCGAGGGCTTATGTTTAGTTCAAGTGCAATATCCTTGGACTTCATATGCTTTCCTATGCGCAGAAGCACGTCGCGCTCTCTATTAGACAGATGTACCATAATTACATTGTACCGTAAGTAATGTTATTGAATACTTGTTTATAGTATGATGTATCAAGGTGAAACCATGGGCGTAATAAAGAAATACCAGAATCCGTCTGGGGGTTTAAATGCAGCAGGTCGTGCGCATTACAATGCAACGACAGGATCAAATTTAAAACCTCCAGCTCCAAATCCGAAAACAAAAAAAGACGCAGGTAGAAGAGCGTCTTTTTGCGCACGTATGTCTGGTATGAAAAAAAAGCGCACATCATCGGAAACTGCAAATGATCCAAATAGCAGGATAAATAAATCCCTTCGCGCTTGGAATTGCAAATAGGAGAACTGTTATGAGGAAGCCAACTGGAAAGTCTATGGCAGCAATGCTAGGAATGATGGGCGGTGGAAAAGCCGCACCAAAAAAGAAAGCTAGTAAGAAACCTGCGCCACGCAAAAGGGTTGTGCAGAAAGCTCCACCAATGCCACCAATGGGCGGTGGCGGTATGCCTCCAATGGGTGGTGGTATGCCACCAATGGGAATGATGTAACTATGATGGGACGAATGAACAAGCATATTAATAGGTTGTCTATGCGCGACTTGTTAAATGTGGAACGTAAAGAAGGCCACAAGGGCGTAACTGCAAAATCGCTTCCAGCCAAGGAAATGAAGGAGCATAACCTGAAAGGTGCGCCATCTATGGCTAAGATTCAACGAGCGGAAGCTTTAGAACATCAAGGCAAAAACGGATTAGTATCTCGTCCATCAAAGAAACAACACATGGCTGCAACAAAAGCATATCGCGGAAGATAAGGGTCTAGGGGAATGTCATCTTTTTTAGCTTCATTATTAGCAGGGTCAAATGCAGGTGCAGTTACACCGCAAACTGATGAATCTACAGGGACGCCATCCCCTACTCCTTCTACTCCACCTAAAAAAACTTTAAGTTTTGGTGCAAAAAAAGCCGAGCCAGCACGTAATCCACAACCACCAAGCGGTGTACCAGCAGACCCAGTAAGCATTGCAGTTGGGTTACCCGGAGACCGACCGTTAGATGTTCGGATGCAGCCAAAAGAAAAGGCGCCAGTTATTGAAGCGCCAATGACTTTGGAAGATTGGAAAGCTGGTGGGTCTGGTTTAACATCATCTATTGGAAAATTTAATTCATTAGTTGCAGGGACGTCTGGCCAAGGTCCATTAAGCTACACTGAAGCAACAAAACGTTATTACAGTTCTTTGCCCGACGAGGAAAAAGAATCCAATCCATTTCATAGATTGCTAGGTAAAGCGCAATCGTTTGACCCAATGGATCCTACGCATGGCGTTGTACATGATGCAATTGAACACGTTTCTAGAGCGCATGGTGTTCCAGATGGACAGGCTTTATTTAATAGTGCAGTGCATCACGCTATTAGAGCATCTGCATTAAAACCTAAAACTGATCCTTTATATTGGAAAGCCACTGGGTCAAAGCTTGGTGATTATAGGTCTGAACTTCAATCATTACGTCAGGCAATGGATCCCAATAATCCACAGGGTGAATCACAGTACGAGATACGTAAAAAAGCTAGGGAAACTGGAGTTAAAAATTTAACTGGCGCTCTTGCAAAATACATTGGTCAGTCAGTATTGGCAGATATTAGCAAGCAGGCAACTCCAGAACGAACAGGTATAACCGAAACTAAAAATATCCTTGAACATATAATGGGTAGTGGTGACGGTGATAATACACCGATGTCACGAGTTGCTGCTTTAACTCGTGAATACGTAGAGGCATACGATTTTGACAAAACAGAACTTGGCAAAGACCTTGTTGCTAAGGCTGCAAACAATACATTAACAGATGAAGATATTGCGCAAGCTGCACATAAATGGAATGTAAAACAATTTATAGAGCCACGCATAAAACCTAGTGGAATAGACGATCCTGCTGCATTTGCAAAAACACATCAAGAATACAAGGCTAATCCTACAGGTGGATTGCAAGGGATGGCACGTTATTCATCACCTGACTTTATGCGCATATACACTGGAAGTGATGACGCTGACACATTAGCTGAACAACGCGTAACAAGAGGTCATACACCTTTTGCCAATGTATCAGATCAGGAAACAGCTTCACGACTTGGCAAATCTGGATTAGATGATCGAACGTGGGGTCAGTTTGATTCACGCGCAAATATGGTTGGCGCATTGTTCAGTGGATTGTCCCTTACTGACGATCAAACAAGAACACTAGCAGCAAAGATGGGCTTTAACACAACGGCTGAGCGCGATCAGTTTGTTATGGGCACAGGCATGGATGGTATGTCTGGTGAAGCACTGATGGCAATGGAAGGACGCGTGGGTGCTGTAACCAATGCCAACGAATCTGTTGAACAAGACAATAGCAATAACACATTAGCAAAAAAGGTAATGACTGGTGCAAGCTGGGTTAAGAACAGCAAGCATTTTACACCAGATCAAAAAGCTGCTTTTAATTCAAGGCTTTTACATATCAGTGATATTGCTACATCATTAACAGAGACAGCTACTGGTGGCAATGTTGGTAAAGGTAAAAAACAATCAATTGCGATTTATCATCCTTTTGCTTTAACGACTAAGGGTGAAGGATCATATGAAATGAAAGACCCTATCGGGTCTTATAAATCTGGGCATTTTGATATGTACCGTCCCGCTACGGATATATCAATGGGTCCACAAACTGTGTTCCAGACAGCATTAATGTTTGAGCATGCTGCACAAAATACTCCGTATCGTGCGCAGTTTGGATACTTGGTTAAATCAGCACAGAGCATTGCGCAGACCAAAGAGCAGCTGTCTTCATTAAATGAGCAACTGACAAAATTAAATGAGCTTGAACCTAAAAGTGGCTTTGAACCAAAATACGAAGCACGTAGAAACGAAATAAAAGCCCAGATTGCCATGCTGGACAAGTCGTTAAAAACTGTTTCAACTGCAAGTCAAATCCAAATATCACCAATTGATTTTGAAAAACGAATACGGTTAGCAGCAAATCGCGTGTATAGAGATGCGCAAGCAGATCCCTCATTTAAAGGCAAAATTGAGGGTGAGATTGGGATGAACATTGATGGTAATGCGTACGAATTTACTACAGCATTATTAAAACGTTTACAAGATCCCGCAGCTGGACCTCGCGTTATGAGGGCAATTGGAACTGCGTTATTAGGTGCTGATGCCATTGTCAGAAACGATCAAACAAAACGATCTGGTAAAAATACAGCTAGTCCGACAGAGCGAGCTGCGCTTAAATCAATTGATGCAAAACAAAAAGCTCAAGGAGAATTTGTCACTGCGCAACTTGGAATTCCACTGCAGGAATTAGTTACAAAACATAAACCAAAACCAGTAAGCGAAGTCGAAAAAGCACGTGCAGCACTAGGCGGTGATTTAACTTTAACGCAAGACGAGCAAGGTTTAAAAACACGCATTGCTGAATTAAATGCAAAGCAATTAACTACTACTGGTTTAACCGAAGATGAAGATGTTGAATTAAGCCAGAAACAAAAACAGTTGTCTGATTCTGTCGGAGCACGTTCTAATGCCGCACCACAAGGTGCAAACCGAAGTACTATTGATAATGACGTTTGGACGTTACTGAACGAGAACGCAAAATACCTTATACCAAAATCAAATCAGGCTGAATTCATTGGACCCGATAAACAACTAACAGCTGAAGGTAAACGGTATTTACAAAGCGCTCATACTGCTCTGTCTTCATGGGTATATAACGCATCTAATGACAATGCGTCCCCAGAGAGTAAGCAAAGAGCTTTAAACGCAATTCAGTTCCCTGCAGATGCAATTACCAATATTGAGGCCCGTAAAGAATCGCCAAGAACTACAAGTGGGCTTGATGCTGGATATGCATTGTTTCCAGCGTACGACCCTAGAAATAAACGAAATGTTGGTTCACCAACAGAATGGGATCGTGTAAATGAAACAAAGAGAGACAAGTTACTAGCTGACATTGGTACAGCACACACGCGATTAACAGGTTTGCAATCTGAGGCAAAAAGTGCACAGCAAGCACTTGACACATTTACGGCTTTATCACCAGAGGGTAAAGAACAATATGTTAAAGGATTTGATGATGGTCGCACTGTAAATGAACATCTTGAAAAACTAACAGACACAGCGACTAAGACCGCACAGGCAGTAGAAAGTAACAAAGACGCGCAACAGCGTTTAGCATTACAACTACATGAACATCATAATCCAGACGTTCCATTTTCGGCTGGCGGTCCAATGACCCAGAAAGATTATGAAGAACAGAAGGCGGTCAAAGTAAAGGAAACTGCCGACACAAATAAACATATTGCAACATTAAATAATTGGAAAAAGGCAACACCGCAAGCTAAAGAAGCTGCATATAACTGGGTTCAAAAAGCGTATCAAGAAGGCACGTTACCTCCGGGATTTGACCCGTTGCCAAGCGTAAAGAAAGGTGCGATTGGTGCAGTAACACGTATTGCCTATCCGACATTTGAGGATTCATTAGATTTTCAAAGTGGCCGTTGGACAGCTGATTATGACTATCCACACAAACCACGCCCACATTTAGGAATGGATACAGTGCAGGGGAGGATTAAAGTACCTAATCCACATTTATCCATTTTAATGAAAGTGCACAAAGATACGGGTGTGCCATCATTTGAAGTTGTTGAATATAAAATTAACGGTACTAAGAAAACTGTGTTTGCACGCCAGCGAATTCATATTGCTGGTGCTGCATCTGCTCCACATGAATCTTCATTTAAAGATGGAAATAGTTATATAACAAACAGCCAGTTTTTCTACGGAGTACATCAAAAATTAGATCCTATTGAAGCAAAAATTGAAGACCTTGCCAAGGCAAGAAAAACGGCTTTGCAAAATGGGCAAGCCGTTGATAGTGATGCAGTTAAATCACTTGACACTCAAATTGCTGCACTTAACCAACAGGCGCAACCATTAAGGACACAGCTAGAACCAGAGCGTCAATATAAAATAATTGAACAGCAATACAAAGATCGCAAGCAAGCACAAGATGACTTGGCTGCGGTTATGAAAGCGTTGCGTAATACAAGATCTATTAATGCGCAAATTGCAGAAGTAGATAAAAAACTTACAGGCGAATTAACTGACGATGAACGCGCTAAATTAACGGCATCTAAAGCAAAATTAACTGAGGCTTTGGGGCGTACTCAGCAATCTGTATTCAGTAAATTTGGAAAAGAATTTGAAACAGCCGCATCCAGAATGACAGAAGCGGATCTCAAAAAGTTTGATTTAAATCAAGCAGATTTTAATTTACTGACAAATATCAAGACGCTTCTTACGGATGACGCAACTGCTTTTGAGGCTAATGAATCATATGACAAATTGATTCAGAAGATGTCGCAGAGCGCTAAGGGAACTCCACTCTACGATTTAATTAAACGCATTGAAAGTTTGGGGACAGGATTTAAACGCCCAGACAAACTTACGTTTGCAGAATCTGGAGACTGGACTCTTGGCGAAACAGCAAAGCGTTACACGAAACCAGCTCGTGATTCCTTTAAAGATGTAGGTTCATTTGTAAAATTTAATGCAATTATGAACAGGCAGGCTGACAGCGCTGCAATAGTAGACGCCAAGGAGCAGGCAAAGTTATTACCAATAAAGCGAGCCGCAATTGTTCGTGGTGGTTTTGGTCCAAATGGAAAATTGCAGGCTGCAAATCTTGATGCCTTTGTCAAGAAGATGTGGCAAGTAGCAATTGATGAATCTCCAATTAATTTAAAAACGACATTTAAAAAATACACTGATGACAAACCAGTAAAGTATTCGGTTGCTCGTTTTTACAATGACGTATGGCGTTATCTACCAGATCACGTAAAAGCAAATTCTGGAGTATTACTGCAAGATATTCCAAAGCGTCAATTAGACGCAATGTCTGCGCGTGACCGAACTAAAATCGAATCCGCATTCAAAAATAATAGTATTGTTTTACCAGCATTGCCCGGAGCAACAACAACACAGCCTAGTAACTGGGCCGAATTAACAATTCCAAATAGAGGGCAAGTACGATTTGACAGACCTATGCCAGCTTGGTGGGAAGATCAAGTTGGCCAGTTGACACCAAAAGCCCAACGTGATGTCAGGCATGCTGTTGACGTTATGTCAGTCATTAACAGAATGGCTAAAAATCAACGATTCCCGTACAGCGTTAATTTTGATAACTCCAATATTGTAGATGCAGCAACCAGTGCCGAATCACGATATCCAAATGGAGCTACAGTACAGCCAAAAGATATACCTAACGGCCCATTAGTAAACCGTCCACCAAAATATAAAATGGAGGAATTTGATCAAAATATTCAACGGTTAATGGGCGTTCATCCTGAATATGCACAGATGTCGCCAGCTCAAAAAAATGCAGCAACGCAACGTGCTTACAGTGACATACTTGGATTGTCTAATGTTTATGTAGCATTAAATATGGGATGGAATATTAGGCGTGATGCACCAACAACTGTTGATGCTGGTGGCAACGCGTTAAAGATTCCGGGGCGTATTACTATGACGCCAGTGCCTAATCCGCCAGTAAAGTTTGAAGGTTCTACATACGTTGCGCCATCAGCAAAACAGGCAGATCGTTATCCAATGTTCGGAGCTGGAGAGTTAGCATCGTTTACTCAGGCGTGGTCTCGTAAACTTTATCCAACACAG